TGTCAGTAGAAGCCAAACGAACACTTCTTGCTACATACCAAATACCATCAGATGCTCTTAATACATAATCCTTTGTATTGAAATAATCAAAATCAGAATCAAAAAGTAATCTGAAAAGAAACTTGTATGATCCTGGAGTTCCTTTTGATTTGTATAGTTGTTTTGCTAGTTTTACTGCTTTTCTTTTGTCTGATAAAGCATCTTCTGGAAAGTTAGGAAGGAAATCATTGACAAAATAGTTGACGAATTCATCTGTAGTTTCATCAATGTCTTTATAGTTAAGTAAGTTCTTTGAGAAATCTAATACTTTTCCATTCTGCTCCATCCACTCATAATATGCTTGTATGAACTCTACAAATTTGGAGTAATCAGGATTGTCCTTGATGAAATCAGGGAACTGTGAGGGTACTAGTAACGAAGTCTTTTTATCTGTAGACATTATTGCGTCTTAGCTGTTAAATTCACAGTAATTGCATTAGGATCAAATGGATCTACCGTGATGATTCTATTGAATGATGAAGATATAATTGTCGAATCTGGATTTGCAGTAATGGTAAGTTCTGCTAATTCATTACTTACTGTAACTGGATTAAATGACTCCAATTGAACAAGACCAGTTTCATAATCGACTGTACCAACAGAAGGATCAAGAACAATTTTAACACCCAAAGCATTATAGTAATACGTTCTAAGTGTGCCAAATCTACCTTCAATATTTGCTATCGCTACACCTAAAGTTCCTGTAGTATCACCTTCTGCGGCAGTAATTGTAACCACCGCACTTGTGTATCCAGAACCTTTATTTGTAACATTAATTTCTCTGATAGTTCCATTTAAATTGATTACTGCTGTTGCAGTTGCTCCTGCTCCATCACCAGTTATTGTTACTACTGGTGCTGTTTGATATTTAATACCGGGATTGATAATTGAGATAGAATCAACACCACCAGTAGAAGAAGGAATTTCTTCGATAAAAACATTTGTTATTGTACTAATAAGATTATCAGGATCTCTGAACGTCATTGCTGGCGAACTAGTTATTCCACTCTGGAACATTCCTCTTGCTAACTTTGTTCCAAAATTTAAATTATAATTAGTTGGAACTGTTAATGAAGGAAAAAACTTTTTCTGAGTTTGTACAATTAGTTCGTTAGTTATGATTGAAGGATCTACTGATAAAATACTATTGGTAATATCCGTTTCTAAGAATGTTGAATTAAATGTGTTCAACAAACTAGTTGCTGTATTTGAAATACTCTGTTGTATTACAGTTTGCAGTTGTGGTGGGGTTAATGTAGTTTTTCTTGGATCATAAAGTACATTCGCTGTTATTTTAAGATAGACATAATCTGGATCAATCAGAGTAGGATCAACCGTTAAAACAGATATTGGTTCAATAACGTCTTGTATAATTTTTTGTTTTTGTGTATCTGTAAAGAAGTATGCTCCTGCTGGTTTGATTGACACAAATACTTGTCCATACACAGGAGGATCATTTTCTTGCCCACCCCAAACATTTACAGCATCGAAAGCATATCCTAAATTGTTTTGTTGAATTAATGTGATATAGTCATCTTTTGAGACTGCACGGTTTTGTGCTGAATAAAATTTTGGTGCTTGAAACTTAATCGAATCAATAGTTTCTTTTTCTCCGCCTTTCGATGCAGGAAATACAGGAGTTACTATTGGGGTGCCACCTATTTGTGTGGTTACTGTGAAGTTATTGGCTCCACCAGCAGCAGTTGCACTTGTTTTAACATAGGATACTCGTACAAGAGATCCATCGACTAATTTTTTTCCAGCAATCCCATCACCAAAATATATTTGATAGTTTCCAGAAATTCCTTCTTGTAGGAAGTACACTGTGGATGATCCATTCAGTGTGAGAAAATCAGTTGCTCTATTATAGACAGCATATGAACTTGACGAGGGATTTGGATATACGGTAACTTGCAGAGTTGTGGTATCTATACCATCTTGTTCTAAGTCAAATATTGCATCTGGATTTGATGGCTCATCATATGTAAATGAGAACGTAGCAGGAATACCTTGCTTAATTTTTATATTGTTGATTGTTGCAACACCACCAGTTATTGTGGCTGTATAAGAGTCAGTCGTTACAAAGTTGTAATTTGTTCCGTTCACTCTCTCAGATAAAAAAGATGAAAATTTAGGTAACGTGAATACTGTTCCTGACAATCCAGATACACTTAAATTAACTGTTGCTTCAGGTGCTATATCTGATGTTGGAATATAACCTAGTAATTTAGCATGTGATACAACTGAATTTCTTTTTAGTGCAGAATCTAAAAACATCTCATTTGCAACCATATTTAAATAGTATGCATTATACTGAGTGTTATATGTCAATACATCTAGCAGAGTATTAATACCCGAACCTGCAAAATTATAGTCTTTAAATGTATCTTTAGATTTTAAGAAAGCAGCTAGATTTGTTTTGATGTCCTGAAAATCTAGGTCTGCTACTTGATTGTATGTATTGGCAATGGCCATTATCTAGTCCTCTTTAAAAGAAGATTTAGTGTTGTTGGTGTCGTATTATTCGCTATATAAAATCTTAGAGTCACATTATAACCATTTTCATCCGGGGTTGCTCTTACAACAATCGGATTGTTCTGTTCTCCTGTATTAGGATTTGTAGAAAAATCAAGTGAAACTCTAGGTTCATAATTTGTTATACAATTTTGTATTTCTGTGGCAATAACAGATTCCATTTCTGGACCTGTATTTTCGAACAATAGACCAGTTAGGTTTGATCCTACGTTAGGCTGAAACAATCTCTCATAGCGATTGGTTAACAGCAAGTTTCTGACTGAACGTAGGACTGCCTGTTCATCATAGCTAATGGTTACATCTCCAGTTACTGGATTTCTATTGAACGACAAATCTATGTCGGAATATATTTTTTTTATTGTTGTCGTTGCCATTTACTATTTATGTTGCTAGTTTAGACTTTAAGTAATCTGTTCCTACTAAATTATTGATTAAGTAGCTTTGAGTATTACTTACATTTGAAAATCTACCTAAAAATCCATAATCTCTGCCTACCTGTATAGTTGCTTGATAGAAGGTCCAATCATCATTAATTCTATTATATATTTGATTATAAAGTCCTCTAAATGAAACATTCATGGTTTGCATTTGAGAAGCTGACAATGTGCATGTATTTGACCAATAACCAGAAGGCATACCGGGAATAAAGGTATTTGTAGTATTAGTGATAATCAAATTCGTATAGTAATTAAATGTAGTGACGTTTGAGGATAGCTCATCACCAATAAACAAACTCGTCATTGCACCCAAACCACCAACAGCATTTGCAATACCATCAGTTTTGTTTAACATAAAGGTATTTTCATTACCATATGACATGACAGCATCAAAAGTCGGAGACAATTCAGTTGCAGAATTTGCAGAAACTCCAGACACATTATTTGTGTGAGAAATAAAATCACTCAACAACATGGTTACAGCAACAATATTATTAGCATTTGCAAGATATTGAATTGAATTTGCATCTGCTCCCATAATGCTATCAACAATTTGTTGTGCACCTGAAGAAGTAAAACTCACATTTATCATGGCACTACCAAATGAATTGATTGTGCTAATTAAGTTGCTGGTAACGTTTTTAACTGGATTTTTATAATATGTCTCTCTATTAACCGGACCATTTGCTAAATCTGTTATTTGCCAAGATTTAAATGTGATGTTATTTGAACTTGCATTTAGCATGTCCTTTGCATCAGCACTTATGTTGATTGCGCCTCCAAATTTATTCGTATCGAATTTATACTCGTATCTCTCAAAAACACTATTTGCTGACATATTCTAACCTCATGCTGAAAGTAATGGTGGTGTAAATCCTGGTTTTGTTGCTGCTGGTCCTTCTCCCGTATCCGGAACAATTGGTCCACCAGATGGACCTCTTGGTGTTGGATGGATGTGTGAATTGTAAGTCACTCTTAGTTTTGATAATGAACCAAAAACATCTCTAGTGTAAATGGTGTTCATGATTCCTATGTTACCAAACGCACCATTAAATGTTGGTGCAGATACAGAAGTCAGTGCTACAACAACTCCCGATGGTAATATAGATCCGGGTAAAGTAAATCCAACATTCAATCCACCTAAAGTTTCTATACCACCATATGCAAACAATTTATATCCTGCCGATATGTTCTCACCCGAAGTAATTGAGTTACCTACTCGTAATCCTCCAGCTACAGTCAGATCACCATTAACAACAACACTATTTCCTGTATTCAAATAGATGTTAGGTGCAGTCACAGGATTTATAGAACTCAGTCCTGTTCCTGCTGTGATGTTAATATCTCCACCCGAAGATACATCTAAATTTCCATCTGTAATTACAGTACCGCTGCCTTTAACAACTGCATTTAGGTTCTCATTTACTTGTGCATATACACTGCCTCTGACTTCAAGTTTAGCATCAGCATACACTTGAATATTGCATACACCTTCAATCACGACATTATTATTATTAACAATGACTGTGAAATTATTTCCAGAAATAGTTGTTTGCATTGAACCATCAGGTTCTATCCAAACTTGAGTGTTACTCTTGGCGTGCTGAAGTATGATTTGTTCATTTTCTGGAGTGTCATCCAAAATAAACATATGACCAGCTTCAGTTTGTTGGCCATGTATATATGGATATGTTCCAGGTTTTGGTGACGTTGCTACACCTACGCTACCCAGTGGAAGATTATAAGCCATTACTTTTCCTTAAAATATCGTCACGTTCACTATTGGTTTAGAAGGTTTATTCACTGCATTTTTTATAACATTCAGCATGTTGTTAACTGATGCATCTGCGGTTTGATTGAAATTATCAAGTGATTGTCCAATAGCTTCTGCTCCAGCAACAACTGCCTGTGTAGCTTGTTCTGCCAGTGTTATGTTTCTTTGCAATGCTTGGATCTCTCCTAACAGTCCGCCAGTATTAAATCCTAAAGTCGTGGATAAAGCAGATGCAATAGCATTTTTAATGGCAGTAATACATTCTGCCAATGCTTGTCCAATTATTTCTGGAAGTCTAGCAACAAAATTGATCAATGCAGCAATATATCTTTCAACTTGTGCTAACAATGCAGCACCAACAATATAAGTTTCAATTAATTTGTTTATGTATCTTAACTTCTCTGCTATGTATCTTGCTATTTCTGTTATAGATGTTGCTAAAGGTCCAGTAAGTCCTAATGCAGTTAACGCTGATTGCACTATTGCCCTAATAGCTTGAACTATTTGTTGAAATTTAGAACTCTTAATGAAAGCTTCTAATTGTAGCACAGGATTTCCTAAAGCTAAATTAGGAACTCTTACTCCATTTCTTAGAGTAATTTGTGTATTTTTTGGTAGAGGAGAACTAAATGGTTCACAAAAGTGAAATCCTGGTCTATTATTTGCTGAAAGTGCTCCATTAAAAATGCCTCTAAATGTAGAAGCCGTTTTTTGCAGACCTTCAATTTGAGCATCAGTAATAAATCCTGTTGATGGCGGATTTTTTTCTATAATATAAACTTGTCCATTTTCGGTAAGTTCATATGTTTCTCCAACTCTAACTCCACTCAGATTAACATTTACAGTCATTTTTATTCCTTAGACATTAACTTTTGTATCAGAACCAACACCAGTAGTTACATTATTAAATGCAGAGAAAGTACCAAACATCACGGGTGCTTGTGCAGATTCACCATCCAAAAAGAATCCTATGACCCAATCTCCAACTCTAAGTTGATGCATTGTTGTCGATGCTGGACTAGTAACTGGATAAACTGGTTGTGCCCAAGGTAAATCTTGTACAGGAACTTTTGCATCTGCTTCAGGAGAACCATCACCATGCCAACCAAAAATTCTAACTTTGCATCTACCCAATCCCAAAGGATCCATTCTATCTTGCACTACTCCTATCCACCAAACAAATCCATTTTTACCAATAAAATGCGGCTCATACATTATGCAAGTCTCCCATTCTGTATACTTTGACTACTATTATCAGTTAGTATATTTCTTTCTGACAAACTATCAGTAACCGCTTCTACTATACAAAGATATTGACCTCTAAAATTAAGCACATGACGTATTGCTGATACTAGGTAATTACCTGAGTAATATTTATTGTTAGCTTTTTTCCCTGTACTGTCATCTAAAGACATTGAAGGAATGTTTAGTCGTATTTTAGATCCTATAGTCAAGTTCGGATCACCATATATAGTGAACTCTACGATCATTGACCTAGATAATCCAATCTGTGCTGTTCTGTATGGTATATAAGTTTCGATATCAATACTAGGAACAATTGTTTTCAGAGACTCACGATTATTGATAAGTGGATTTTCTCTCTGTTTTGCGTTTGTTGTCATCACTTTAAATACCGAATTTGTCATTTGACTTTCTTCTTTACCATATCTATTTGTGTATCCTGTAGTAAGAGGATATGGATTTAATGACGCCGAAGTATTAAAGTAATCATTATATTTAAATTCCGTAACTTGATACTGCTGCAATAATGGATCTATAGTTACTAATTTGTTTGCATATAAACCAATTTGAGTTGCCTCTAAAGAATCAAAATGCTTTTTTATGTTCAACGTCAGCATGTTCTTTAGTCCATATTCTAAGTACTCTTTTTCTCCAGGAGAATATATTCCTTGCGGGCTATAGAAATATTCAGCATATGAATTACTTGTGTACAGAGATTGCAAAGACCTAAAGTTATATCCATTTACTGTATCATAAAACAACATGTCAGCACCAACATGCCCATACTGTGCTTTTGCTGGTTTCGCATAACCACACAACCATTGTATTGCTTCAAAAGGAGTCTTGTTTGATATGATGAAACTATATGTTCCTTCAGTATCTTCAAATACTGATTTTGGTAATAAATGCCTTCTTGTGTTTAATTCAGTT